CGACGGCTACAACCTCCTTTCCCTTCTCGGCGGAGCACTCCTTGACGCACGTTGTGGCTCCGAAAAGTCCGGCTATATGTCCGGCTCCGTCTACGCCAAGATCGCAAAGACTGGCCTGAAGCTGTTCAACGAGAACGCCATCGCTGGTGACCTCTACCGCGAAGCCAAGATCGGTAAGTACGCCAATGTCATGTGGAAGTATGCATCCATGCCGACCGTGACCCTCGGCGCTGCCCCGGCTTCTACGACCGTTTCCGTCGCTCCGTCCGAAGGCGCAGAACAGATCGTCCTTGCCTCCGCAAACATCAATACCGGCACCACCATCAAGGCTGGATCCGTGTTCACCGTTGCCAATGTGTACAAGTGCGATGTCCTCGGCAAGGCTACCCCTGACCTGAAGTCCTTCATCGTGAAGGAAGATGCCACGGGCGGTTCCGGCACCATCACCTTGAAGGTGACCGCCATCAACGCCAAGGGCGCACACAAGAACGTGACCGCCCTCCCGGCACAAGGCGCAACGGTAACTTGGAAGCACACTGCCAACAAGACCTACGCCCTGGTGCTTTCGCTCCAGAAGGGTAACATCGAAATGTCATCCGTCAAGCTCAACAACTCCGGCTTGCAGGAAGTTTCTGCCCCGTCTCCGAGCGGAAAGATCATCATGTCCGCCGTTGTCCATGGCGACGAAAACCGCAATGCTACCTACCGCTTCGACGCAGCCTACCTCGCAGGCGTTGTCGACAGCCGCCGCGTGGCTATCGGTTACATCCAGCTTGACTAATCGCTCCCCCTCTACCCGCCCCCTTTCCTAGCGAGGGGTGCGGGCCTTTTTTCCTTTTGTTTGAACCCCTTTGGCTAGAGAGAACGAATTTTCACCACCTCGAAAAGGCGTTACTCTCTAGCTAATTTTTTTTTGGAGAAGAAATGCTCGTCCGCGAACTTATCCAGGATATTCTCGATGAAATCGGCCAGCTCGTAGGCGGAAACCCCGCCTCGGATACTGACGCGGCCAAATGTCGCCGTTTGATTAACAAGTGCGTGCGCGAATACAACGTGCAGGGCTTTCTCCATTTTTGCCGCTCCCGCCTGCAACTCGGACAGGGTAAGGAATTCCTCTTTGAAGACAAGGTCCCGCTGAACGTGAACGCGGTCTATTACAAGACCGGGCCGGACTACATCAGGCTTTCCCCGGTGCAGGCTCACAATATGCCTGCATACGAGGGAATAGGATACACTCCCTACAAGTACGCCTACGAGAAATTCTTCGACGAGAACGGCGTCCTCAAATCGAAGCTTATCCTCGACCGAGCCTCTACCTACGAGGTGGAAGCGGTCGTTACTTACGACCTGGAGCCTTTCAACGAAGACGACGTGCTGACACTCCCGCCCGAATTTATCAACCTCTTGACCGCTGACGTCCAATACCGCTGGGTTTCCAACCTCGCAATTAACGACGCCCTCAAGCTTGACAAGAAGTCCGAGCGCGACAAGCTGCTCGAATACGTGAAGGAAATCGAAACGCAGGCTCTGGACGTCCCGACGCCTTGCTACAACATGGCCGACAAGTTCTTCGGAGGAATCGGCCGTTTCCCATGGTAAACTATGGCAGCGCGAGTAATTCAAATAAATTCTTTCTGCGGCGGATCCTCGAAGCTCTTGGACTCCGAATTTATTGGTATGGAAGAATCCTTGAATATGTACCCGGAAACGGTTACCGCTACCGACACATTTTCCACGAAGATTTTGAAATCCGTAGAAGGCTTTACACAGGGCGCCCTCTTTGCTGGTTCCTCCGATTTCGGTTTTGAAGAATATTGCGGGATGGGCGTAGTAAACCAGAATCCTTTCGGGGTTGGGGCAAAGGATTCGCTTCTTATTGTCACGCGAGGCCATAACAAGCCTACACGACACGCCGTATATGTAACGACGCCTTCCATCGGTAATGCTTGGCAGACCGTGGGAATGTTCACAGCAAGCGATGCCAGGAACGCCTTTATTAGCGAAATGCCTAACGGCTTAGCCTTGATTCTTATTGGTGCAAAAATCTTTGCAGCAGATACTACCAGCACGGCAAACCCTGCGCCTGAACTTGACGAAATCACGCTCCCGGACGCTTTCGACCATGTCGGGAAAATCAAGCCGACGCAGATTGCACAGCTTAACTTTAGGGTTGTCCTGAACGACAAGGACCGCGACTATATCTACTGGTCAGAAATCAACAGACCTAACGAAGTTTCGGATGTTCACGCCTTCGAACAGAACCTCACCCAATACGCCTACACGAAGGCGGACGGGACTGTCGTCACATTCTACGATAACGTGTTCTACGCTCCGGCCGAAGGGTCCTATGTTCCAGGATCTCTTACGACGCAACAGGTTTACACGTCTTCTTTGAACTCCATGAAGATGGACTTCAAGGCGGACAACGTGGTCGCGCTACGCGCAACCGATACGAGTCTCTTTGTTTTCGGTAATAATTCCCTTGAAATTCTGCGCTGGCAGAATTCGACGGTGGCGCCTTTCGCTATCGTGAACAAGACCTCCCTTGCAGGGGTTTCTTTCGAAAAGGCCGTTACAGTAATCGGTAACGAGTGCTACTTTGTCGGAAAAGGGCCTAAAGGAATGTACGGCGTATGGGCTGTTGACGAAAGCGGAGCGGTACGCAAGGTTTCCACTAACGCTATAGACCAAGTCCTTGCGACCTACAACAGACTCCCGCACGTAATCAAAGATGTAGAAACCTTTGAATATTCTTACAAAGGCCATCAGTTTTTCTGTTTTAATATTTACGATTCTACCGACAGCGCAAAACAGGATTCCTTCTGCTTTGACTTGGTGGAGCAAGTTTGGACTACCCGCGCCTGCTTTGACAAGAAAAACGTCCGCTACGCATGGAACGCAATAGACGCCGTTTCGCTTGACGGTTTTCCGTTCTTCGTTACGCATACAAAAATTGGAAGAACCCGTGTTTGCAATTTTGACCCGGAGTCCTCCACGGACCACTTTAATGACGAGGACAACCAAGTCATAGAGCGCTATTTTATCCAGAGAGAGAGGGTGACTGGAATCAAGTATGACGGAATTAACGACATTATTGTTACCGGGCTTGAATTGATCCTGAATAACGGAGTAACGAAACAGATTGAACCGAACGAAGAAGGATTTTATGGCGACAAGGTAGCGCACGACCCTAAAGTAATGCTTCAAGTTTCAACGGATGGCGGCCGCTCCTGGTCTAACGAGCTTTGGGCCTACGCAGGCCGTACTGGACAGTATTCATGGCGGACCCGCTGGAACGCCTTGGGAAAGGGCGCACGCTTCGCTTTCCGCGTGAAAATGACCGACCCCGTACCTTTTGAAATTGCTACAGCTTACCTTTCTTACATTCCGTGCGGGAATAGGGTATAAATATGGATCAACAAGTAAAACAGATTGGAAACCTTGGAAACGGCGTAATAGATACGAAAACGTATCTTCCGTTGGTGGCCGTGAAGAACGGACAGATGGTCTACTTGTCGACAGACGGATTCATCGACTTTACGAATGTAAACGAGTTGCGTTTCCCGGATTCCCGTTTCGCTTTCGCGGTGAAATTTTACGAAAAGGATGTAGGCGCGAATATTGACGCGACTCCGGCAAAAGTTATTATTATGAACGCCGGGCGCACAAGACTTGAAATTAACGAAGCCCACGTCTATTTCGTGGAAGCTACACTCTTGACAAAGGAGAACTTATAATGGCTTGGTATGACAAATTAGTAGACGTAGGGGATTGGGTCTGGGAACATACTCCTTACGGCGTTACGTATGATGCTATAACTAATAGTGAAGGCGCTGGCACCGAAATTACAGATAAATTAGGCTTGACGAATACGTCAAGTCAAAAGGAAGCTTACGAAGAAGCACAAAAGACGCTCGAAGAACAGCAGAAAGCCGCAACTGAAACTTACGGCGCGGCGCAGAAGATGATCGAGCAGAATAGACAGGCTATTGCTGAAATTATCGGTCCCGAAAACGTGGAGTATTACAAGCAGATGGTCTATGGCATCGACCCGACTAAGTACGCCGCGTCTACCGAACCGATTACGGGCTTTGAATTCGAGCGTGACGTTTCCAAGTATATGGACCCGACCGCACAGTACCAGATTGAACAGAGCGTGAACGCTGCCCTGCAGGCCATGACGGGCCAGGGCGGTATTTCCGGCGGTGCAGCAGCCCGCGCATTGCAAGCTGAAGCCTCGCAAAAGGCAAGTGAACTTTACGGCGACGCATGGGATCGAATGATGAAGGCTTCCGAGCAGGAATACGGCAAGGCCCGCGACATAGTGAGTGATGAACAGGCAGGAAAGCAGCAGGAAGCCTCCATGGAGCAATACAAGACGGGCCAGCTTGGAAACCTTTACGGCCAGTACGTAGGTAACCTGCAGGGCGCAAACGAGGACGTCGTGAACCTTCTCATGGCGCAAATGGGGACGAACCTTTCCCTCGCTCAAGCCATGGCGCAACTCGGCATAGACCAGGCGTCTGCGCCGACGTGGCTGCAGCAGATGTTGGGAGTTGGCGGGCAAGCTGCCCAGATTTACGGCGCAATCAAGTAAGGAGGAATCTATGGCTTTGAACTTTACCCCCCTTTCCGCCTACAAGTTCGACGTATTGAGCGGTATCCAGCAGCAGGCCGCGAACCGACGCGAAGCCGCGCAAGGTCTAGGCGCCATTCTCGGAACAGCAAAAGGAATTGCTGACGCGCAAAAGACCCGCGACTTTTTCGCACAGTTTGACGATTCCGAAGAAATTGCAAACTTGACCTCGCAAATTGCAGAAAACGAAGCGAAAATCCAAACCCTGCGCGAAGAATTGAAGACCCTCGGAGGTTAATAAATGGCTCTTAATGACTATCTCGAAGACAAGGTCGAAGTAACCAAAGAATTTAAGGGAGATCCTTTCCGTCGCCCGGAAAGAATGGAATCTTCCCTCGCTACGGTTGACTCCGACATCGAACAGGCACAGAAGGCCGCGCAGATTCGCGGACGCCGTGAAGCTATCCAACAGCAAATTACAAATCTTGAGAACCAGAACGCCGAACTCCGCACACGCCTTGAGAACGTCAAGAAAGGCTCCCTTTCCGAAATGGACGAAGACAAGATTGTCGCCATGGCAAAAGCAAAAGGAATCAAGAACGAAGACATCGCCGCGTGGCTCAAGGGTCGCGCACAGCGTAGCGCCCGCGAAATCAGCGGCCGACAGACCCGAGAACTCGAAAATCAGGCTAAGGAACTTGAAAAGCAAAACAAGGACTCCGACGTCCAGGCTATTTACGACGCTTACGCCAAGTATTCGAAGGCTTTGGACGACGCTAACTTGAGCGAAGACGAAGCTGTCGTTACGAAAAACCGTATCGTACTTGCCGCAAAGAATGAACTCGACACCCGCAAGCGTAATTTCCAGCGCCGTTATGGCGAATCCTGGGAAGAATTCACAGGTGAAAAAGAACAGCCGACGGCCGGACCGAAAGCCGGAAAGGGTGAAGGCGAAAAAAAGGTCGAAGTGGTTTTGACAGCCGAAGAAGCAAAGAATGTCGATGAAATGACCATGCAGAAGTTCAATGAACCCGACACGACTAACAAGCAGAAGCGCGAGATCAAGGCCGAAGCACAGAAGAAAATCCGCGAAAAATCGGAGGCTTCCGAAGCGCGAGCAAAGAAGTTAAACGAAATGCGCGGACACCTCAAGACGCTCGGAATCAGCAAGGAAACGAACGTCATGAAGGCTTTACTTGACGCCCAAAAGACGACCGACCCGATGATTCGCCGCGCGCTCGACGAAGTAACAAAATTCTTGCGTTCCGACAAGGATTACAAGACTTACGCAGACTTGAAGAAATTGCTCAAGTGAGGTAAAAATGGCTATCAAGATTACAGAAGACATTATCAAGGAATACGCCGAACGTAACGACCTCCCGACCCTTTACGAAAAGTACAAGGAAATCAAGAGCGAAAAGGACTTGAAGAAATTCCAGCGCGAGAACAAGTTTGCCTTGCAGGCTATCGAAGGCGAACAGAAGGGAAAGCGCAGGGAAGAACGCCTCGCGGAAATCCGCGAGAAGGACCCGCTTTCTTTCGGCGTAACCGACGAGGAAATCATCGAGGCCATGCCGGAAGATTTTACGAAGATTGAATCCGAAGACGTAGAACTCGATTACGGTATCCCGAAAAATCTTTTTATTCCGAAGGGTAACTACACCAATAAAGAATGGCTCGGTATCATGCGCCAGCGTTTCAAGGAAGCGGGTCTTGATTTTGACAACCTCGAAGACCGCCGCAGGGCTGCAGAGGCCCAGAGCAAGGAAGAAGGCCGAGAAGGACTCCGTGAAGTCGCGGAGGAAGAAGGCGGTTTTGCTGCCGAAATGTCTCCGCGTTCACTCGCAAAGCTCAAGGCCGGGAAACAGATCGAGGAAGGCGACGTCGCAGCCGATGTTCTCCGCATGGGCGAAGCTGCACCGATTGCCGTTGCGGCTCCTTCTATCGTTGGCCGTAATGTTCTTGAAGCATATCTTGACGAAGGCGAAATTACTACCGAGGGAATCCAGGACGCAATGGGAAAAAGCGTTTCCGATATTGGCAAATACACCCTTGCGACCCTCGGCGGTGGCGTTCTAGGCCGTGGCGCCTCTACATTACTCCGAGCGCCTTTAAAGGCTGTCGGAGGAGGCTTGAAACGCGGCGGCGAAAGGGTGTTGGAAGACATTGTAAAAGCCAGCGGAAAAGGTTCTCGCGAACAGGTCGTGAAGGCAACGCAAAAGGCTTTGACTGACGGAAAGGCTGGAGTTACCAACCCATACGCAGAAAAGGCCGCAGAAGCGGTAAAAAGCGCAAATTTGACCGAAGCACAGAAGAAACGCGCACAAATCGTTCTTTCGAAGTACCTTGAAGACAAGGATCTCGGAAAAGTCTCCAATTTGTCAGAAACCGAAATGCAGAAGCGCACCGTTCGTGGTCCGCGTATCCTTGAAAAGGAAATCAAGGAAGAAGCAAAGAGCATCGGGAAGAAGGCGACCGAAGGCACGATGGAAAAGAAGCTTGACTGGGAAGAAATCAAATCCTTCTTACCTTCGGACAAAGCCAAACAGCTTTTGACGAAGCTGCAAAGCGCAGGGCTTCGCGGTGACGAAGGCGAAATCGTTATGAAGGGCGTCGAGGATTTCTCCGTGGACGCAAAGGAAGTCGCGAGAACCGCCAAAGAATCCCAGATTATCGGTGATTTTTTGGATCAAAACAAGAAACTCCGCAACGATATTTTCAAGGGCCTAGCACAGGAAAAGGTTCTAAAGTCCTACGGCACGCGCCCGGACGAAAAGCTTCGCGGCGTGTTCAAGTTCGTAGCGGAAGAACCCGTCGCCTACGAAAGACCCGCTTCGAAGGGAGGCGCTCTTTACGGAATTTCCCTTCTCCCGAAGTATCCATTGCGCCGTTACGTTACGGACGTTGACGCAAAATACAATTTTGAAGAAGAAGAAAAATAAATTATATTGGTAATGTATGGCGACGAAAACGGGAAACCTTGTATTGGACCAACTCCTAACCGCAAACCCCACGGCTCGCGCGTTTGACCGCGCTCTCGCGGCACAGGAACGTAATATGGGTCCTGTTACCCTAATGGGCGGCGAATCCGCCGCCCAGGTCAACCCGGCCGCACTCTACAAGTCCGCCTACAAGCAGTCCATCAACCCCGGCGCATCCAAGAGCGGAACGTGTGACTATTGCCTCCGCTGCAATGGACGCGTTTTCCGTGGCGCCGACATCATCATGCAAGACGGGACAGTCGGACACCACCCGAACTGCAAGTGCATCTTTACGCTTACGCAAACGCCCGTTTCGCAGGGCATCTACACCGGGGCGGATTTCGGCGCACGAAAGCAGCTCCGCACGAATTCTAACGCTTTAGACGGAGTATCAACCGCAGACCTACGCACCCTTGCCAGCAAGCGCAACCTCCGTTCCCGTGGCATCACTAACGACGCCCTGCGTAAATCAATTTTAAGATCCTACATGAAATAAGGAGTAAGAAAAATGCCTTTATCTACCGAACATTACGGTTACATCGTTGACCCTTTCTTCTCTTTCATGGATGACAAGGGAAAGACTATCAAGAACGGATTCCTCCGTGTATTCATTGCTGGAAGCTCTACGCCTGCCGTTACCTACTTGAACTGGAATGGCGCAATGAATCAGGAAACAATCCAGCTTGACAACTCCGGCCGCTGCTATACCAGAGTAATTGGCGCAAAGGATACCTTGTATAAGGTGTGTGTCTACGATTTGCACCACTCGCAAGAAACCCCGCTTGTTACTGTTGATAATGTTCAGGTGATAAGTTCTTTAACAGATTTACCTAACGGATCGATAACTACAGAAAAATTAGCTGATGAAGCTGTAACATCTAGAACGATACACGAAAGCGCTGTAACAACAGAAAAATTAGCGGATGGAGCTGTAACTACAGAAAAATTAGCTGACGAATCTGTAGCAGAGGAAAAACTTTCAGATGAATTAAAGTTAAAAGTTATCAATTCTTATGTTACGCCGGAAATGTTTGGCGCAAAAGGAGATGGCGTTACTGACGATACGGCTGCAATTCAAGCTGCAATTGATAGCGTTGCGAATGTTAAGGGGTCTAAAGTCTTATTAACCGCAAATTCCTATGCAATATATTCTAACGTCTATATTCCAAGTCAAACATCTGTCATTGGAAACAACCGCAATCAAATATACTTATTCAATAACGCTTCCGTTGTAATCGGGAATTCAACTTCTTGGACTTATGAAGTCCGATTGAGTAATATTATCATTTATGGCCAGGATTCTTCGGACTATTGTATTCGTAACTATTCCGAAGATTCCGTCGTTTCACAATGTTTTTTGGAAAATGTGTATGTCGATCATGCTGTTATTGCAGCGATTCGTTTACGTTGCTCCATAACTTTCCTAAAAGATGTATATGCTTATTATTCGGCAATTGGCGCTAAGTTGAGAGGAAACGCCATTTATCTTGAATGTTGCAATTTCTGGGATAATTCAATAACTCTTCATTTGGACACTTCTTTTTCAAAGTTCATTAATTGCTGGTTCGAAGGAGGTACAGGTACTCTTGGAGCTAATAATGTTCAAATTCGGCATGAAAATTCTTGCCAAGCATTTTTCGATGGTTGTTGCTTCCAAGGCTCTAACGCCACAACTCAAAAAATGCTTTGGGACTCTGGAGATTATGTAAATAAATCTGGGTCTTTCTTTTTTATTCATTGCCGCATAAATTACCCTGGGGCGACAGGCGGGCTGTTCAAAGTAACAACAGTAACACCGAACCAAATGCGATTACGTTTTGTTCAATGCTATCTTTATGCCGAAAGCAGCAACTTTTTCATCGACAATAGCGAGGCGGATATATCATCCTTCACGTACCAGGCTAATGCTTGTGGAGGAATCGGAAAAGATATGTGTTCAAACGAATCGACGAGAGCCATATCTATGGACGTTTCGCAAGATTACCGAGGCGTTCCTTTCTTGTTAAGCGGTATTGTAATAGGTCGAAAAAAACCTGTTATCGATTCTGTTATCAATAGCGATTACGAGGGCTATTTACGATTCGATGAAAGTTCTCATCATCTAATGTTGCAATCCAATGGAATTCAGAAAACTATACCTTTACGCGCATCAAACTCTATAGATAGGCTTACGCATGGGAGCGGTGTAACCGTTGACACTTTGATTGACAAAATAAATGAATTATTGGTTATTCTTGGTAATGAAGCCGGAGTTCTTCAGTATTACACAGGAGTATAAATGAAGGATTTTAACATATATAAAGGAATTAGCATTTACAAAGGCAATGGTATATACATCGACAAAGATGTATTGCCTCCTGTTGGTAATATGTCTATGCGCTTTAGATTCTCCGATAATAGCTACAATCCAGAACTTGATGGAGTTGGAACTGATGGAACTTGGAATAAGATTGAGGCAAACGAAAATATTTGGGATTGGTCTAAAGAATATTCAAGTTGGAAAGAATCTTTTGATAACGCATTCCATGAACCGCTAAATTTAGTGGAGATTATCGAAACAGGAAATCTTTCTTCATTGACCGATGTTACATCTCTTTTTAGAAATTGTTCTAGTTTAACTTATTTTAAGGGAAATTTAGCTTCCGTTAAAATTATGGCTTCTATGTTCTTAGGATGCTCTAAATTAGAGGATGTCGAATTGACGTCAACAGAAAATTCTACAAACATGATTTCAATGTTTAATGGATGTACATCGCTTAAAAGAATGCCAAATTTAGACACGAATAAAGTAGTATATATCGGTTACGCTTTCTATAATTGTAAAAAAATGGAAAGTGGAATATATGATATGTACACACAACTTACGACGCAATCATCACCGCCATCAAGTCATGCGGACACTTTCCATAATTGCGGCATTGATACAATATCAGGCGCCGCTGAACTTTCTCTAATTCCTGCAGATTGGGGCGGTACAGCTACTTAATTCAATCCTTAAAGAGGTAAACTATGAAAAAGATGAATCTAACAGTCCAAATCCCGGTTACTTATACTTTTTCCGGAAATAATCGCGACGCCTCTGCGTCTGTGGCGTCCGACACTCCTGTAACACCAAAAGTCATAAATACATGGCAAGGAGGTTCAAATTTAGAACCTGTCAAAATACCGATAGGTTCTCCAGTTCGAATCGCTAAAGCACGCTTGCTTTCAACTGGAGCCCAAAATCTTCAAGCCGCACCTGGCAAAAATGCGGGAGAAATAAAGATTTCTTTTACAGGGGACTTTGTCGCGGAGCCTTCTAATTTTACTCTTGCTTTTGTTCGTTGGAACGAATGGGAAGAAAAAAACATTGTAGTAAACTTGAAAAATAAGGCATCTTTTGGAATATCAATTTTGGCGGGAAGCACCATTAGAATGGATGATTACAATATTCAAGACGTGTATATAGGGCAGACTTTTACGGCAGTTCTGGAACTTGAATTACAAGTTAATAATAATTGGTGATATTGTAGTAAATATAATGGAATTTATTCAATATTGTAGCGACATAGGCGGATTTCTTGGTTTCGTTGTCTTCTACCTCTTGCTCAAGCAACGCGCAACGGACAAGAGGCTAGAGGAGGGCGACAACTTCATGAAGGAACTTTCCAAGGACACGAAAAAGATGTGTGAGGACGTGTCCTTTATCCGTGGATATTTTCAGGCTAAGGAAGAACGCAAATAATCGTGATTTCCGCACTAGTCCTTCTCGGTGGAATCATTAACGAGGTGCTTGAATGAAAGAGAACCGTCTGCACAAGGCGTCACTCAAGGTTCTAGGCTACGAATTCGAGGACGGCAAAGACCTTCTCGAAAGCCTGGAGTATGACGAAGATAGGCGTTACCCGCTTTACGGTAGCGTTTCGTTCGTTGTCTACACCAACCAGGGGACGCTAAAGGTAAAGACGATTTCACCATTCGTTTTTGACGGCCGGAGCGGTCCCAAGATCGTGGACTTTTACGCGCCGAAC